ATAATTTTATAAATTTTGAGAGGAGTAAGCTATGGCAGATGAAGTAAAAAGAGTTGGACTCGTATTTAAAGAGGATGGTTCAACAGATTTTGTTAATTCATTAAAAAAAGTAAATGCACAATTAAAAGAAAACTATCAAAATTTCCAACTTACTCAAGCTCAATGGGATAAGTCAACTTCTTCAACTCAAAAATTGCAAGATAAATTAGTGTATTTAAATGAAGCCTATGATATTCAATCATCAAAAGTTAGCACTTTAAAGCAAGAATTAAACGAATTAGAAAATGCAGAAAATAGAGATGAAACGGCAATTCAGAAGAAAAAAGCAGCTTTAGCAGCAGCAGAAACATCTCTTCAAAAGTACAAGAATCAGATAACTCAAACAACAATAGAGTTACAATCAGGAGCAAAAGCAATACAAGAGTTTGGAGATAAAATCCAAAATACAGGTAAAGAAGTAAAAGAAATAGGAAGTAAATTTAGTAATTTCTCAAAAGCTTCTGTTGTAGCATTGGGAGCAAGTGTAAAAAGTGCAATAGATTTTGAAGACGCTTTTACTGGAGTAACAAAAACAGTTGATGCTTCAGATGATGAACTAGCTGAAATGAATTCTCAAATTAGGCAAATGGCTAAAGAAATTCCATCATCAACAACCGAAATTTCTGGAGTTGCTGAGGCTGCTGGACAATTAGGTATTAAAACGAAAGATATTATGAATTTTACAAGAGTAATGATTGACCTTGGTAATTCCACAAATTTAAGTGCAGATGAGGCTGCATCAGCTTTAGCTAAATTTGCTAATATTACAAATATGAGTGCGGACCAATATCAAAATTTAGGTTCAACAATTGTTGATTTAGGTAATAATTTTGCAACAACAGAAGCAGAAATAGCTGAAATGGGAATGAATTTAGCATCAGCAGGGACTCAAGTAGGAATGAGCCAATCTGAAATAATGGCATTAGCA